TATTATGTATGTTGTTGTCAATCGTTCAATTATTCGGTTTCTATGAACGATTCTTCATATCGGAGATCTTTTTTATCAATTGTACTTGGGGCAATCGATAAGAACTTGTCGATCATGTCCCATGTCATTTTGAATTCTTCTTCGTTTAAGGAATCATATATGCAATTTTCTTTTGCGTATATGTTGTATATTTTTTTAGATATTTTCATTCTCTTTTAATATGAGTTCATCACCATCTACATTTAACTCTATCACTGTATCTTCATACCAAGCAAGATCATTAACGACCCACTCTGGTATTGTAACATAATAATTGCCAGTAATGGGATCAACCTGTACGGACTCAAAAATTTTTCCGGAATTTTTTTTCATTCTAGTATATAATGATTCTTTTTTTCAGAATTATATAGCGGAAATTTTTTTATTTTTGAGAGTTATATAAAGATCGCTTGGGTAACACTTTGTAGGTTAGGGGATCCATTGGTTTTATAAACGGCCGCGCGGACGCGCCCCCCTTAACGGGGGGGCACTGGCTCTGCACGAACGAACGAACAGCGGGCACGGGTGGGGTCACCCCCACTGCACCCCGCGCACCTCATCAGCGTGTGCCTCAGCGTACTGGGCGGCGATCACGGAGGCGGGCAGTCCCCAGTGAATGTAGGCGGAGGGGCGGGAACCGTTCTTCAGTTGATCGTGGCGGGAGATCCATTTGATCTGGCGGGTCTCCAGGTCAGAGCACATGCAGAGGGGGAAGCGCATCGGTCGGGGGTGTGAACTGAGAGAATTGTAGAGCATAAGGGGCGGATGGTCAACCCGCCCCGTAGGATCTCAGCGGATCGGAACGTAAGCGACGCTCACCAGGGAGTAGAGGCGCTCACCAGGATGGGAGGCGTAGTCTTCGTCTTCCAACTGCTCACGCAGCACCGCTGCCTCTGCCTCTGCCTTCTCAGCGGAAGCGTAGAGGGCGAACAGTTCGGGGCGATCGTAGTAGTCGGTGCCAGTGGTGAAGATCGCGTATGCTTCGGTCATCGGTCTGGGGTGGTGAACTGAGAGAATTGTACAGCATCGGGGGGCGGATCGCAACCCACCCCCTCACGAATCAGATGCCTGCCATTGCGGCGACCAGCCGATCACGCTTGCGGATCGCTTCGGGCAGGATGAACCACTCATCGCGCTTGCCGTTGGCGTGGCAGGTGGCAGCCAGGATCCGCTCCTGCTCCATGTCCACCATCAGGGCGTGGATGGTGCCCTTGTGGCGGCGGGGGTCCAGACCCATAGCGCGAACCAGATCAGAGCAGGTCATGGGGCCATCGTTGATCAGGTGAGTGCGGATGGCGGCGCGGATGATGGAGGTGAGCATGGTTCGGGGTGGTGGAACTGAGAGTATTGTAGCAGGTCGGGGGTCAGAATGCGACCTGCGCCCAGTAGAGAGCGTGGAGGGCGTTCAGGGTTTCCCGCTCCCGTTGCTGGCGGTAGTGTGCCCAAGACTGGTTCTCAAAGGGGCGGAGGTCGTGAATGCGGGCCGCGGCGCAGCGCATTGCGTTCTCTGCCCAGGTGTGGTCGGTCATCGGGTGCCTTGCGGTTGAGAGTATTGTAGCAGATCGGGGGAGGGGTCAACCCTCCCAGGGAAGACCCCCATCATCGGAGGGGGTCAGTGCCCATACCAGAGTTTCCAGGGAAGCGCAGTAGGAGGTCTGCTGCCCGTCATGATGCGTCACCCGCCACACTGGGGTGCCAGGCAGGTTGGCAGTGTGGCGGCTCATCTCAATCCGCTCCACCCCGTAGGGGGCAAGCATCACCATCGCTTCGGAGATCAGCATGAGAGGGGGGGTGTGAACTGAGAGTATTGTACAGGGTCAGGGCGCTGGGGTCAATACCCCAGCCAGACCAGAAATTCGCCAGCATCGACTGGGCCGAATTTGGCGGTGGTGCCGTAGTCGGTGCGGAAGTCATCCCACAGCCCATGATCCTTCGCTGCCTGGCAGGCGGCGGACCAGCGGATGCAGCCGTTCTCATCGGCGCAGTTCCAGACGATGGCGGGAAAGGTGGAGCAGTGCATGGGGGTTGTCTGAACTGAGAGTATTGTAGCAGATCAGGAGGCGAAGCGGTCGGCGTAGACCTGCTCCAGGCGGTATGCTTCGGATTCGCGGGAGTCGCTGTCCAGGTTACCCTCCAGAGTTTGGCGGCAGTGGATCAGTTCGTGAATCAGGGTCACCACGTATTCAGAGCGGGGCAGGTCGCGTTCCACTTCCACCAGGAACTCCAGGTCGTCCTCCTGCTGCTGCCATCCTACCACACCCTCAGAGGTCAGGCGCTTATGGTGAACCGTGATAGCGGCAGCGCCCAGCAGCGGTTCCTGATCCAGCATGAAGCGGTAGATCTGCTGTGCCAGGCGGGGGCGTTGCTTCTGTCCTGAGGTGAGCAGCATCGGGGTCCGTTGCGGTTGAGAGTATTGTAGCAGATCAGCGGGCAGGGCGGAGGCAGCGGCTGATCTCACCAGGGGCGGTGATGACCTGCCCACCCTGAGCAGCGCACTTGGCTTCGATGCGGGCATTGCCGCGCTCCAACAGGGGCAGGGCGCCCAAAGCGATCAGGATGATGAACCCAAAGGTCAGAGCGTAGACTGCCGCGGCCTTGAGGTTCTGGATCAGTTCGAAGCGGGCGTAGCTGTTCATGGGGTGCCTTGCGGTTGAGAGTATTGTAGCAGATCGGGGGGGCTCACTGCCCGTTGGTGTAGTCTCCGATGATGACCCCGTTGCAGCGGACCTGAGCGTAACCGTACTCTTCAGAGAGGTCCAGGCACAGGAGCCAGGCGCGGTCGGCGTCGGTGGTGGTGTTCTCCCAAGGAGCGGAGGGGCAGATCACGTCGTAGCGGGTCATGAGTGGTTGTCTGAACTGAGAGTATTGTAGCAGATCGGGGGAGGGGCAGGATGCCCCCTAGTGTGCGGTGCCTCAGGCGTCCATCAGGGCAGCAGCGATGGCGTCAGCAGCGCCGCCCAGATCATCGCGGACAATCAGGCGGAGCATCTCAGCGCCTTCGGGGGTGGAGTGCATCTCCTGAACGTTCTCAAAGGTGCGCTCAGGATCCTCAAAGGCGGCGGCGGTGATCATCTCACCGATGATGATCAGGTGGGCGTTGGTGCGGGTCATGGGGTGCCTTGCGGTTGATCGTATTGTAGCAGGTCAGCGGGCGTCGCGGTCTTCCTGCGTCACCCCACCGTTCCATCCTGCATCCTGCATCTCCCAGAGCAGATCATAGGATTCGGGGCAGGCATCGGGGCGGGTCAGCATCTCATCCAGCAGGCGATCCTGAAAGTCCAGGTCCCCATCAACCTGACAATCACACCAGAGCGATTCCAGTTCTTCGAAGGTCAGGTCCTGGAGGGTGAAGGTCATGGGTCCGTTGCGGTTGAGAGTATTGTAGCAGATCAGATGCCCCGTGCCTGCATCTCAGCGATGATCACCTGAAAGGCGGCATCATCATCGAAGTCGATGGCGTCACACAGCAGGCAGGAGAGGTCAGCACCCGACAGAGCGGAGAGGTCGGAGAGGTAGTCGGTGAAGAAGTCGGACATCAGTGGTTGTCTGAACTGAGATCAGTATAGGAAGCAAAGGGGAGGGGTTGACCCTCCGCTGTGCCACCTAGTGGGATGGCACAGTGTACTCAGAAGTCGATGGGGTCTGCGGTAGGTTCGCCAGCACTGGCGCCAGGTGAGACAGCAGCATCCCCAGCAGCAATAGTTTCAAGAATGCTGAGAATTTCGCTACCGGTAGAACCTTGGCGGAGAAGCGAAACAAGGACATCGCGGGACATGTTAGAATCAGGGGTTAGGTGTGCTGGCAGTCTTTAAGGGCGCTGCCGTTCCCATGATCACCGCTCCAACTGTGCCAGAGAGGATGGGGCGATGTGAGAGGGGGAACCGCAGGAGCGGTAGAATTCTACCATGCGCTCTGCCTCTTCAAGGGTGCGGAACCACTGAGAGCGCCACTCACACTGGTTGTAGGGGGTCTGGTAGCGGACTTCGAAGCGCATGGTGGGGTTGTTTGAACTGAGATCAGTATAGGGGGCAGGAGCGCCCCCCGTGTGGTTCAGTGTGCCAGTGCCTCAGGCGGCACAGGGTTCAGGGATCAGGCGCAGCACATCATCCTCCCAGCGGTAGAAGTGCAGGATCTCAGCGTAGGGATCAGCAGCAGGGGCGGGAGCGTTCGCCTTCATGATGGCAGCGCGGCACTGCTCAGCGATCTCATCGATGGTGATGGCGCGGTCGGTGGCGGGGTTGTAGCGCATGGGTTGAATGCGGTTGACTGAATCAGTATAGGGTGGAGAGGGGGCAGGTGTGCCCCCTGATGGACGGTTCAGAGATCGTCCATCATCTCACAGATCTCCAGTCCGTCGATGGCAGGATCATCCCAGCGGCACCCGTCAGGGGTTTCCTTGCTGCCACACTCCCAGAGTTGGGCCACCAGGTCCTGGTAGTTGCGGCAGGTCTTGGCGGCATGGTAGAGGGACTCATCGTTCTGAATCCACAGGGCGACGTTCCAGGTCTCCCAGTTTGCCCAGCCGTTGAAGGTTGCGGTGCTCATGGTGGTTCGTTTGAACTGAAGTCAGTATAGGGGGTCAGGTGGGGGGTTGGTGCCCCCCGTGTGCCAGTTGGTCAGTCGGTTGCCAGAGCGGATTCCATGCAAACCTCCCGCACATCCAGCAGCACATAGTCTACACCGAACTTCTCCTGCAGTTCCTGAGCGTAGGCGTCAGCGGTGGAGCGGCAATCGAACAGGCGCAGGGTATCGAAGTCCTGCCCTTCATAGTCGGCGCCAGCGATGACAGCGTAGACAATCATGGTGGGGTTCCTTTGAACTGAGATCAGTATAGGGGGGCGGGGTGCCGATCAGCGGCAGTCTTGTGACACTTCGCAGAGTGTCACAGCAAGACGGTCGGCGTTCGCTTTGGTGATCTGCAAACCAGCAGCCAGCACGTTGCCACCGATCCAGAGAGCGATGGCGGCAAAGGTGGCAGGAACGATCAGGCGGGTCATGCGGTGTCCTGTGATCTGAGAGCATCATAGGGCAGCAGGGGCACCAGGCAACCAGGTGGGTGCCAGTTCAGAAAGTGGCACAGGGTGCCTTGCTGGGGGGTGCTGGGGCCCTATACTAAGGGCACAAGCGAAGGAGGGGCGGGGTAGCCCTGATGATGCAAACGGTCGTCACGGGGGCAGCCTTGAAATAATAGAAAAAGAAAAGTATAAAAAAGGGGGCGGATGTTGCCCCCCTTTTGTATCATCCAATCGTGCGACTGGATTGTTTGTTACTGTTGCAATCACCGTTGAGAAGTGATTTCCTACCGTGACAGAGTTTGCAGTAGGTTTTCACATTCTCAGGCACGTTGTTGTGATGATCGCCGTCGATGTGATCCAGGTCTAAGCTATTCTCAAACCCGATCCATCCATCACGGGGAACAGGACAAACCCAACCAAGTTGCCCATCAATGTTCTCACAAAAGTTCTTTTTGTGAATGATGACACCTGGCAGAACTTTGCCGTTCTTGCGAGCATCAGTGCAGCGGGAGCATTCAGACTTGAAAGACCAATACTTCCACTCACGAACAAGAACCTTACGATTGCAACCATGATTAACACACTCAGGGAGATTGTGCCCCTCAGCGAAGAACTTTGCCTTCATCTGCTGGGAGAGTGTGGAGGTGGTCATGGGGTTGAATCCCTCAGGAACAAACGTAGTATGGCACGAATCAGACGACCCCACAAGGGGGTCTGTGCCACTTCACGAACTGGCACACTGAAATCGACCGCTGGTGAAATTATGATAGGAGAATGCCTCACGATTCACCAGTTTGAACATACCAAACTCATTGGTGAGAACGTAACCCTCAGCGTCGATACGTTCGCCGTTGATGTAAGCGGCAGGACCATCATTGCGGCACAGGAACAAACAATCCTCTTTGATTGATTTCACCAAATGCCACAAACGAATCAGGTTAGCATCACACTCGAAGTCTTCGGGGTTGATGTCACGCTGCTCACGAATGCAAGCGTTGATCTGCTGTTTGATCTTTGCCGCTTCGCTGTTAGAAACGAATTGTGCGGCGGTTGCCATCTGACGGGCGAACTTGCAGATCTCTTCAACATCAGCGAACGACTCCTGATTGTGCAGGATGTAGGCATTCGGTTTCACGAACTTAACCGATTCGGTATCAGTCCAGATGCTACGATCAGGGAATGCCTGAGCATCACGAAGGTCATGCTCAGCATAGTAACAAGTGTGCGGAGCGATGATAATTTGCTGGGAAACTACCTCAGGGAACTGATAGGTAATGGTGTTGGATTTGTACTCCTGAGCACCACCGAACCCGATGAAGTCTGCCTGATAGATAGTCTCAAAGCGCGGCAGATGATCAAAGCACGAATGCAGAATGTCTGCAACGTTGCCTTCATAGTGTTGATCAATCTCAGCGTGAGAGTGAGCAATACGAATCTTTTTCTTGTTAAAGACTGCTTTGGTGCCCACGAAAAACTCACCGCAGGCAGGATCAATCCCCCACACAATCGCAGGGGCACCATCAATCTTAACGCTCAGATTGCCAGGCGTCACGAACCAATCCAGCACGGTCAAATCACCCGTCAGGATGGTGTCTTCGGGGTGTTCCAGGTGGGTGTTCTTCATGCTGTTATTATAGGGGTCTGGCGGGGGTCTGTGTGGGGTCTTGTGCCACTACCTCAACTGGCACAAGGTATAAAGAAAGGGGGCACGAATGCCCCCGAATTCTTTATGCAAACATCATACCATTCACAAACTCACTCTCATTGAAAACAGGAGAAGTTCCTGCCTTCCCGATGAACTTGTGAACGAACCAATTCCAGTTGCGTTGGAATACACATTCACCCTTGATTCCGTGCTCCTGGAGAATAGCATTCAGGCGGGACTTGGTGGTGTTAGACTGCCAACCACCATCAAAGATTTGCACGAAGTTCTCACCAATGGTGGCGATGTGGTTACCGTGCAGAAACACTTTAGACTCTTGAGTTTCAGGGTCAAAGGTCACAGAAGTGTTGCCAGAGCACCAGTTGCGGGAATCACGAATGGCGGCGTTCATCTGCTGTTCGATCTTACGCATGGGGGGAATCCCTCAACGACAAATGTAGTATGGCACGGCACGGGGGCGGGCGCAACCACCCCTGTGCCAGTTCACGAACCGTCCTAGTTCAGGGTCAGGGGGTCCAGGTTGCTGATAGAAACGGTGGCAAACTCTTGGAGGTTCTTTACATCATCGATGTCAAAGAACAGGTCGATTGCTTCTACTTTGCCACCGTATTGAAACTGCAAAACGGTGTTAATCTTGGTGCGATTCTTGGCACTCACAACATCATCGAATCCCACGACTTCGCCACCTTTGTTAAAGCGTGGTGCCACACGTGGAAGCACACTCACGAACAGAACTTTTTCCAGGATGATGTCAGGAGCATACATCAATCGCGCTGCTTCACCAACACTGGTGTTTGCATAGTTCTTGATGTTCTTGTTGATGTTGCTGTTGAGTGCTTTGCCAAGAATAGCAACCTTAAGTTCACCATTCACGAATCCTGCGATGTCGATGTCAAATGTGCCACCGAAACCATCAACGGGCAGTTGGTATTCATACTGCCAATTATACTCTGCCCAATCAGGATTTGCGTTCAGAATCTCATCCAGCAACACTTTGTGAAACTCATCAGTACGCTTGCTGCTACGAACGTTCTGGAATGAAGTCTCAAGAAAGGTTTCCATTTGGTGGGGGTTGATTGAACAAACGTAGTATGGCACGGGGGCAGCACGAACGCAACCCCCTGTGTGCCAGTTCCTCAACCGTCCGACACGGCAGGATCGCCTAGCAGTTCGGGATAGTATTCATTACACTCACTGAGCAATTCTTCATCAGAATACTTAGCATAACCCTCATCCAGGTAGTCATAACACAGTTGGGTCATTGTTTTGAGATCCATGTCATCCAACATTTGCTGAATGAGAGCATCTTGGAGTTCAGAACGGTTCATCAGTCGTTGGTGGGGTGATTAACGATTTGGTCTTCGATTTGGTTCGCAAGTTCTTCCATCCACTCACGAACTTCATCATCTTCGTATTGTGCATTGTTTCGCACAATTTGCATCAGGAAATCAATTTGTTCGTCGGTGAAATGATACTGGCGGAGAGTTTCAGTCATCAGTAGTCGTAGTTTCCGTTGATGTAGTCATTGACATCGAACTTCTCATCATCCAGATCACGAAGTTCGGGAATGTCAAAGATCTCACCAGGAGCATCTTGAATCTCAGACCAGAGTTCATCAAACATGGTGTGTCTCTCAGGGACGAATGTAATGTAACAGGGGCAGAGCACGAACGCAACCGCTCTTGTGCCACTTCACGAACTGGCACGGGGGGCTTGACAGGATATCAAATATTAATTAGAATACCTTTGTGGTCGTTGATAAGAATATAAGCTTTATGTTTTATAAGATCTTTAAAGGGATGTATTATTCTCAATAAGGAAGTATTATTGAGAATTATAATAAAAGCACATCAAGATGGTGTGGGAAGGGGTGAGTGGGGTGAAGCACATATTCTTGCACATAAGGCGGGCTATGTGTGCCGCGTGTGTGTAGATAAAAAAAGAGAGGGGTCACCACTCCCCTCTCTGTCCACCCAGTTATGTGTATGATATGATCATCTCGCGCAGGGTAACTTTCAGATCTCGCAGAGGCAAACCCATTCCTCTCTTATGTATTGTACTATGATTGATGTATCTCGTCAAGTATGTATGATCTCGACGAGATGTATGTATGATGATAGTATCACGCACACATCTCGTCGAGATTTTATTCACATATCACGAAAGATGTGAACGGGACGATAGGAAGTGTTATCTCGGCAAGAGGTGAAATCATAACGAAGATTCTGCTCCCACGTTGCTTCCCAGTCTACCACAATGCCATCGGGAATGTAGTTACCCATCTCATTGTGGAAGTACTCAGCAAACTCTCCCTCATCATCATAGAAACCTTGATAACGCTCATCACAGTCTTCAATGTCACTCATGCAACCAGTTTCACCAATGAGAGCATCAACTGCCTCATAACCGATTGCTTCACCACAACGAACATATTCTTCATAGTATGCAACGAAGTCGTCCTCATTGTAGGTATCAATGAACTCCAGAATGTCATCCAGAGCATAGTTCTCATCCAGCAGTTCATCAATCTTCTCAACAGTATCAGCGTTGAGAACTTCCTTGTAGTTGGCGGTCAGAGTGATGGACATGGGGTGAATTCCTCAGGTACGAATGTAATGTAGCAGGATTGAAGCGGGGTGTCTAGGGGGTGTGTGCCAGTTAGGCAGGTGTCACCTCCGCCAGCAGCAGTTTGTGAATTCGATCTGCCTCTTCTAGGATATCATCATCCAAACGATCCCATTCAACCCAATCATAGGCAGAAAGTGCAGTCTCATAAGAACCATCAGGCAGCAGCGGAGCATACATCAGAACCCGCTGATGATTGCCGTCCAGAGTATACGTGCAATTGTTGAGTTTGGAGATGGCGAAAACCATTGGATTTCTCAGCGACGAATGTACATTAACCGATCATCGGGTCCTTTGCAAGACCCCATGTGCCACTACCTCAACTGGCACAGGCAACGAACTCTTGAAGATAATAATCCAATGGAAGTTCTAGACGAGCTGCCTCAGTCTCCCATTCATCCCATTCTGCTGGTGAAGCATCATTAATGAAATCTTCGAAGGTATATTCAAAGGCAGGACCACACATAGATTTAAAGAAGATTGGTGTTGACTGAAAGCATCATAAGGGATCATCAGGTGGCTTCATGGCATCATTGTGACACTTTTAGAACTGTCACAAGATCAGAATGGATCGATCTCCTTGATGCTAACATGTACTTCTTCGTCTCCTTGTAGATCCAAGATATCTCTCCAATCGATATCTTCTAGATCTAGATCATCATAACATGTGATGTCTAGTGATACACGGACTAGTCGCTTTTGTGCAATCATAGTGCTCCTGTGTGTCTCGTAGTGATTCTATCATGCATAATGACGATATGCAAGACTTTCGTAATCTTGCCCATCTCGTGCATAATCTTCGTCGAGATCTACATCATGTGTATACTCGTCGAGATCCGCATAATCGTTGGTGTATGTATAGTCGAAATCGTAGTCGTCGTACATAACTCGTCGAGATTGATTGATGTCTTTTGTATTATAGCATAATGCTCGACGAGATTGCAATCCCTGTATCTGCCCAGATCTCGTCGAGAGTCATAATGATATATATGAGTCTTGTTATGATATTGTTAAGATATGCTGATATCTCGTCGAGATCTTATGATATTATGCTTCTGTAATCTCGTCGAGCGATCTCGTGGGTCTCGTGAATCTCGCGGCGCGGTGGGGCTTGACAAACTGCGCGTCTTATGATACGCTGACTAAGCTTACATAAAGATCGACCATTTACAAGTATTTTAACACATTTTTAACACATTTATAAGCATTTTAACACATTTTTATTCTCATTTACTTTCCCTTATTGAGAAGATATCCAAACCCTAACAATCAGAATAATATACAATACACTTTGAGATATATACAATATTCTATACACTGTATAATATACTAATGTCTCAGGGTCTCATCTACCTCATCATCAACAAACAAAACGGTCACAAGTACGTGGGACAAACCACTCAGACGCTGAACAAAAAGTGGGGAGAACACATACAATTAGCACTGAGACTCTCAAATACACCACTACATGCTGCCATGCGTAAATATGGCAATCATAACTTCATGATTAAAGAACTAGACTCATGTGATGAGAGTCTATTGAATGAAAGAGAACAATATTGGATAGAACAATACAAGACAACAGAGACTTATAACGGTGATTATATTGAACCAGAACCTAAGAAAGAGAAAGAGGAAATAAAACCTAAGAAACAATCATCATGGGGTGTATTAACAGATAAGAACAGAGGTAATGGTAAACACTCTGGCATTCGAATACAAGGATTAAATATTGAAACTGGTGAGATTAGACAATGGGATACGGCAAGAGATGCAGCAGAAGAAGTTGCTGGTGATCGTAACAAGAACAGCAACATTCTAACCTGTGCAAAGAAAGGATACAAGTGTTACGGAT